CCTAAAAATAGCCCCGGAGGGATATTCCCGGGGATGTTTCTATCTCGGAAGTCTTGGGAAGTAGTATAGAACAAAGGAGGGGTCATGGCAAACAGACGCAAAACTGAGATGCCTTCTAAGCCAAGGCGTCCTCCAGCTACAACTCCAGAAGGTCGAGAGCACCAATTGGTCTCGCTCGCAGTTGATTTGGCCGAGAAACAACTGGCCGAGGGCACGGCTTCCTCTCAAACGATCAGTCATTACCTGAAACTTGGGTCAACTCGAGAGAAGTTGGAACAGGAACGTCTCGCACAAGAGAACGAATTGCTCCGGGCGAAGATTGAGGCTATCTCTTCGATGCGGAGAGTAGAGGAACTGTACGAAACCGCTCTCAATGCGATGCGTTCTTATGCTGGCCACGAGGCACTTGAGATTCTTGATGACTAGATCCTATTCCGAGCTAAGCCAGTTCGAAACTTTCGAAGAACGTTACGCCTATCTGCTCCTACGAGGCGATGTTGGACGAGCTACCTTCGGTTTTGATCGGTATCTCAATCAGATGTTCTATGGATCAAGGGAATGGAAGCAGATTCGTCACTTCGTGGTTGCCAGAGACAATGCGTGTGACCTAGGCGTGCCCGGATTCGAGGTTAATGATCGGTTGCTCGTTCATCACATGAATCCTCTGACAAAGGAAATTGTAATCTATGGGGATGAGTTAACTCTAGATCCTGAGAACCTGATCACAACGACGCTGTTGACACATAACGCGCTTCACTTCGGGAATGCTTCGTTTAAACCAAGGACTATGATTCAACGAAGTCGTGGAGACACTCGGCTATGGTAGACAAAGGAGGTGCCCACAATGACTGATAGTATCTTGATCAACACAAAGAAGACTCTAGGGATCGACGTTCTTTACACCGCATTCGATGTCGACATTATTTTGCACATTAACTCTGTGTTTTCGACATTGAATCAGCTTGGCCTTGGTCCTATCGAAGGTTTTAGCATCACAGGTAATACTGAGATTTGGGCAGCCTTCACCGGTGGTGACATGAACCTCAATGCTGTCAAGTCCTACATGTATTTGCGAGTGCGGTTGTTGTTCGATCCTCCATCTACGTCTTATTTGATAACCTCTCTGGAAGAGCAAGCGAGGGAACTCGAATGGCGTCTCAATGTTGTTCGGGAATTCGAGACCTACCCAATACCACCTGTCGAACCAATTGAGGAGGCCGTGTAATGGCTGACAGATTTAGTCGCAGTGTGACTGCAACCCCGACTGCAGCCTCAGATACTTTGGATACACGGCCCGAGATCAAGAATATCATCCACTATGCTGGCGATACTCTTACTATCCGGGTTACGGCTCCGGCTTCTTTGACTGACACCATGACAACTTGGTTGGCGCAGATAAAGGCAAATCGCGACCTAGACGTTGTTGCCGCGACCTTCGATGTTACGACACCAGTTATAAGTGGTGGTCCAGCTTATCTGGTTCTCCCCGGGGCCGTCTCTTCTGCTCTGGTGGAAGGCCTTCCTGTACTTACTGTTCGTGCCCCTGATGGCACAACGCGTGCTGTGAAACAATACATCGGCGAGTACGATTGCCAAATCAGTGTCGGTGGAACCGATCCGATTCGTACTTTGGTTCAAGGTAGTATAATCTTTGAACAAGACGTTTCTCGGGTGTTGCCATGAGCATTGAGGTGACTGTAGACACATATTCTATCGACGTGCATGTAGATGAGCCGTCTATTGCTGTTTCAGTAGACGAATATGCCATCGAGGTCGTCACTTCGGGGCCACCCGGTCCGTCTGGTTCCGGTGGAGGAGGTAGCGGGGGAGTCTACGTGCAAGCTACCCCACCCTCCTCGACAGGGTTAGATATCGTATGGGTTGATATCGATGATACCAGTAGTGGCGGTGGCGATGGTGGCGCTGGCGTCTCCGACCACGGGCTGCTCACCGGACTGACCGATGACGACCACACCCAGTATTACAATCAGGCCCGTGGCGATGCTCGGTACTCCCAGACCACCCACAACCACACCGGGGTCTACGACCCGGCTGGGACGGCTTCCAGTGCGGTCACCGCGCACGTCGCACTGGCCGACCCGCACACCCAGTACCTGCGCACCTCCGAGGTGGTGGCGGGGGCGAACATCACCGTGGACACCGCGACCACACCGGGCTCTGCGATCATCGCGGCCACCTCGGCCATCGAGGGGCCGGCTGGGCCGGTTGGGCCGCCCGGCGACACTTATCTGGACGCGCAGTGGAACTTCAACCAGAACACCGTCGTCTCCCCGGCGTCGGGCACGCTGCGGCTGAACGCTACCACCCTCACCGCAGCCACGTTCATGTGGATCAGCGAGACTGACCGGGACGGACTGGACCGCACCGCAGGACTGAGCCTGATCGTGGTCGGCGACAAGTTGATGTTGCAGTCGGCGCAGGGCAGGGCGGTGTACACGGTAAGCAGCCACGCTGACTCCGGGACATACCGCACCATCGGACTGACGCTGGTGGAGACGACTGGCACTCGCCCATCCGCGTCGTCGGTGACGACGATCTACATGATCTCAGCGCAGGGAGGCACGGACATTCCTGCTGGCGGCACGGACGGACAGGTGCTGACCAAGACCAGTTCGGTCAACTACGAGGTGGCGTGGGAGACACCAACTGTGGGTGGCGGGGTCACTATTCACAACGACTTGACTGGTAGATCCACATCGGATGCTCATCCGGTCTCCGCAGTTACTGGCTTGCAGACAGCATTAGACGGAAAGGCGGCAACCGGTCACACTCACACAGGAACCTACTGGGGATTGTGGACCGGGACTCAGATAGCATACGACGCGATCGGTACTAAGGATTCCAACACACTTTATGTGGTGACAGCATGAGTATTATGCCTGAGAGTGCTCCATACCGGCCTGCTTACATGCGTGATGGCGTGACGGGTCTCTACTACCGTATCGGAGGAGGTGGAAGTGGTGGCGCTGTGTATGTGGGTCTTCTTGCTGACGACCCTGATCCTGCTATCTATGCCCAATGGGTCGTCACTGATGATCCAACCGCTTATGCACTCCAAGTCTCTGATGGTACGGCTTGGTATCCGATAGCAGGAGGAACCGGTGACGGAGAACCAGAACCGGAACCCCCGGCTCCAGTAATTTTCACCACGCAAGGCGCCACATTCTCGCCTAAATTGTGGCAAGTAGCGGACTCCCCGAATGAAATTGAATGGGTTAATGATATTACCAGTGCAGTAGTTGGTGTTGGTCCTACGCCCGTCATTAATTTCGGTTCCGTAGGGGCACGTACTATTCGAATGCATTGTACCCGTCCACAAGATGTGCTGACCGTGGACGTAGGCTATGACGTGTCGCACGATACGGGTAACTATTTGCCCGGCGTCAGTGGTGGTGCTGTGACTGGGGGAGCGGGCGCTTACAATCATCCGCCACAGCGGATCACTGCAGTTACAGGGCTGCAAGTACTCACCAACCTCGTTAATTTCATGGCAGCAGGCAATCCGGAAGATCCTACGCTCGGTACGCATCGGCTCACCGGGACGGTGGACTTCTCCGGTCTGTCGAAATTGGAGTTCATCGAATGCGCCTACGCCCGGGTCTCGGGTACCAATCTTACCGGCTGTACCAGCTTGATCCGGTTGTGCTTGAGCAGAACAACTGGCAGGGTAATAGTCTGGACCTCAATCCTGTTCGCACCAATTTGCGGGATCTGCGGATGGCGTTCCAGGGTGGCGTTAGCTTCGTGCCGCTCACCGGACCGTTGACACAGTTGTACCACCTGTGCGTGCGAGAGCAGCCGATTACGAACATGCCTCAGCAGACGAACCTGCCGGCCTGCACTGAGCACTGGACGTGGGCGAATAGCCAGACGGGAGCATTCGTAGCACCAGCACCAGCCGCGGATGTCCGCATCTACTCCAATGGCTACACATCGCTGGATTTCACCCACACCGCATCGACAAACTCTCCTGGGATGTTCGTCGGTGCTAACAACAACTTCGGGTCGAACATCACCGGTCTGTCAACGATGCGCCGCTTCGACCAGATCCTCATGGACAACTGTGGGCTTCCGCAGGCCACGGTGAACCTGATCCTGTCCACGATCAACGGGTGGGGTCGCACTGGAGGTGTGCTGAACCTTGGGTTGAACGGTGGCTCATTCCCGAACGCTGCGCCCACAGGCGGGGCGAGCAATGCGGACGTTGTCGCGCTTCGGGCCCGTAGCTGGACCGTAACCATCGCCCCCTAAGGAGGTTGGGAATGCCGCTACTGAATACCGCCACAGCCGTATACGCAGGGACGACTGCGGCGGCGAAGGTATATGCCGGCGCGACCGAGGTGTGGTCTGCTGCTCCGTTGATCACCTACGGATCGGCGCAGAACGGGTACGCCTCACAGACGCCCAGTGCCACCACGACCCTTGCCAGCAACTCTGTTGGCAGTGACATCGCGTTCCTCGCGCATGGTCGGATCACCGGGCTGAGGTACTACAAGGCTGGCGCCAATGTTGTGGCATCCCACACGCTGCGACTGTGGGACGCGGCGGGTCCGACACAGTTGGGCATCGCCACCACATCCGGTGAGTCAGGGGCCGGGTGGAAGTCAGCCCTGTTCTCCTCCCCGGTGCTGGTGGCCGCCGGGAGGGTGCTGCGGGTGTCGCTGGACATCACCACCTCTCAGACCGTGGGGCGCAACGCTAACTTCGGAACTGATCAGACCAGTGGCGACCTGTGGGTCTACCGACGTGGTTTCGGCGGCTCGGCGAATGCCTATCCGAACACGCCGGACTCCAACGTGTACTTTGTGGACGCGATCTTTGAGAAGCAGACAGCCCCGGTGAAGAGTCTCCGCCTGTTCGAGGGTCCGATTCTGACGGCCAACTCCGCTGCTGATTCTGCTAACTACAACTTCGGGACCGAGTTCTACGTGAACAAGGCCGGGTGCTACGTGACGAAGGTCCGTTACCTGCAGCCGACAGGGCTGGGGACCCTGACGCCTCGCACGATGGCGCTGTACTCCACGACCAATGGCACATCGGGCACGAAGGTTGGTGGCAACTGGACGATGCCCACCCCAGTCGCCGGGCAGTGGTGCGAGTACACGCTCCCCTCTCCCATCGCGCTGACCGCCAACCTGCACTACCGGGTGTCCTGCCTGCACCCGTCCGGTTCCGGTTTCGCCCGGCAGTTCTTCTACTTCGACGGGAACAGCACCAACTCCCCGGGGAATGTGACCATCCCCATCGGGGGATACCTGATGCGTCCCACTCATGGCCAAGCGCTCAACGCGTCCCAGGGGTCGTACACGGAATCAGCGACTGTGGCGTTCCCCAGCAGTGCCTACCAGTTCTCCGCGTACTACTCCGATGTCGAGGTGCAGGACGTGGCGCCATGAGACGGCACCATCCAGATTGGGACGCTCTAGTGGTGGTGCTGCTTCTCCTTTTCTCGTTCGCATTTTTGGTGGCGATGCTCTGGTGATTAGATTCTTTCTAATTCTAGCCATCACTATTGGCCTTTCAGGTCTGATTATTCTTGCTGCGTGGGGAGCTAATAAACTAGCAGATCGTCAAGAAGAGAATAGACGACGTAGAGAGGAGGATGATGAAGATGGATTTTCGTGACTTCATTCTGATTGGCATTCTCATCGTAGCGATTTGGCTGCTAGTGTTGGCCCTCACATGAGACACTTGACTCCACTAATTGCGGCGGCTCTTCTTCTAATTGGCGGTTCTACCTCCTATGCCTCTGATGAAACCGTAGTTGGCATCTCTCTTATCACAGCTGGTCTGATTATTCTGGGGTGTTGGATTACCGTCGAGGTACGTAAGAATCAAGACGATCCCCGATTCAAAAAGGACGACGAGTGATCTGCCATGGTATGGCTCTTGGTGGGGATATTACTCGGAGTAGCAGTTGTGTTTATCGGGTGGGCGATCAGAGATTACCGACGGATGATTCAAAAATCCGACAAGAATCGAGAAGAGCGACAATGGGATGAAGACGATCTAGGAGGTAATTCTAAAGTGACTTCTGCAGAAGATGAGCGTACAAAAATCAGAGATCGGTTTTCGTTCCATCCAGCAACAGCTGCTACTGGCCCCAAGCATGACGAGGTTCGAAAGCAGTGCCAAGAACTTGCGCTGTGGCTCATAGCGAATGTTCCGCCAAGTCGTGAACGAAGTCTTGCCCTGACCGCGGCACAAGAAGTTATGATGTGGTCGAATGCGGCAGTCGCTATCTACACCGAGCCAGAGCCTGATGGACCATTGGATCGAGCCTGACCATGGCTACCTGCGATCCCGATCCGAGAACAATTGAGCAAGGTCTCGACTGGTTCCTGTCTCATAATCCGTCAGGTTCTGGCATGTGTGCCCAACACACTTGGCACTCTCTCGGGGGCGATCGCGGGTGCCCGCCCGCGTGGGGGTGCGCGAACGCGAACGAGGTCTATGACAAGGTCGTTGCGTCTGGGCGATACTGGACGGAGCCACACAAAGGTGATATTGCAGTTTGGAAGTACGGAAATAAGGGCCACGCCGCCCGTGTATATAATGAAGCTGGAACTGAAATCGCGACTACTGACCCGGGAAATGGTAAACCAGTCGGAGTTGAGGACATCGATTACCCAGCTAAGTGGGGCGCAACGACTAGTAAGCGTATATTTACCGACACTTACAACGGAATAAAGTGTTTTGCTAGTGGTGACTCCAGCGTTGATCATGGTGATGTGTACCTTTCAAAGCTTCACTACGGTCAAAAAGATTCAGAATCTGTTCGACGATTGCAAATGCACCTGAATGCCCACCCTCTTCAGGGAGGAGAACGACTCGATACTTCTGGCAACTATCTGGAGATGACCGATGACGAAGTTCGTCGATGTCAAGATCAACATGGATTTGGGAATGATCCCTCCGAAGGTTCTTCGGTAGGCCCAAAACAAGCGGCACATCTTATTACTGGATGTGACTGCGAGATTATTGACGATCGTGAACCAGAAACACCTTCCACACCATCTCCTCCCGAGTCTATAACTGAGGAACCCGGCATTTGGGACTGGTGGTCTGGTAAGAAGGACTCTAAGATTCTGGTTTATCCAGATGACAAGTGGCACGACATCGATCTTCCGGCTCAACCCGCCTCAGGAATCACGGGAAAGTCCAAGGAAGAGCACTTTCTATATTTGCGGATCCATCTCCCAAAAGGGCGATCGGCCACTCGGACTATTCATACCCGATTTATCCGGTCGGACGGTGATGAGACGGCCTACATGAGTCCTTCGTGGGATGCAGGAGCCTCCGATTCAATCGCATATCCTAATTTCCACATAGAGTCTGGAAGCGGTCTTGGTGGGAAGTGGCAAATCATGGTTGACGGTGGAACGGATCCCATTGACTATACGACACGATACGCCAAGACCTATGTGACGCATAAAGGACAAGGATGAACCCCCAAAGGAGGTGACTGGTGAAAGAAGTTGACGATATTTTGCAACATTATGGTGTGATGGGTATGCGTTGGGGGGTTCGAAAGCGTTCGTCCCTAGCAAGTGGTCCCACCCAGATAAAGTTGAACGCAAGACCGGGACAGAAGATCATCACTTCCGGTGGGCACAGGCAGCCTGCGTCCGAAGATGCAAAACTTGCCGCTGCGATTCGTCAGAAGGCACGTTCTAGTGGTCCTCAGTCTCTGTCTAATAGCGATATGCGTAAGCTTGTTGACCGAATGAATCTTGAACAGCAGTATGCAAAACTAAACCCAAAGCAGAAGTCCCTTGGGGAGAAGTTCATCAAGGATTATGCCCCAATTCTTGGGTTAGAGGGTGTGAAAGCTGTTCAGGCCAAGAAGTATGCAGAAGCGCTTGCTCTGGATCCTAAGGCTGTGAAGGACCCACGCCTGCAAATGGCAATTCAGATAGGCGAAGCCCTTACCAAGGCTACAAAGAAGAAGTAGGGGGGTTAGTAATGAGTTTGTCGAATCGAGCAACTCCGATTTATTACGGAGAATTTCGAGCTGCAGTGATTCGAGGAGACATCCCTGTGAATCGGGAGATCTCGATGGAGATGAATCGGATCGATGGACTCATTGCTAATCCTAAGATTTATTATGACGATCAGGCTGTCGAGGGTTTTGTTCGTTACTGCGAGAATGAATTGACGCTAACGGATGGCGGCGATCTTCACCTTCTTCCCTCCTTCAAACTTTGGGCCGAGCAAATCTTTGGTTGGTATTACTTCGTTGATCGTAGTGTCTACCAACCGTCAGAGGACAATCGCGGTGGGCATTACATCACAAAGACGATAAAGAAGCGGCTTACGACCAAGCAGTTCCTAATCGTAGCCCGCGGTGCCGCCAAGTCCATGTACGCCTCATGTCTTCATAGCTACTTTCTCAATGTGGACACGGCAACTACACATCAGATCACAACGGCTCCGACAATGAAACAGGCTGACGAGGTCATGTCTCCTATTAGGACTGCCATCGTTCGAAGCAGAGGTCCTCTCTTTAAGTTCCTAACCGAAGGGTCCATGCAGAACACCACCGGGTCTCGGGCCAATCGAATGAAACTGGCCTCGACTAAGAAGGGTGTCGAGAACTTTCTGACTGGATCTTTGCTTGAAGTCCGCCCAATGACGATCAATAAGTTGCAGGGCCTTCGGCCTAAGGTCTCTACGATTGATGAGTGGCTTTCTGGAGACATCAGAGAAGATGTTGTTGGAGCTGTAGAGCAAGGAGCCTCGAAACTTGACGACTATCTGATTGTTGCTATCAGTTCTGAAGGGACTGTTAGGAACGGTTCTGGTGACACTGTCAAAATGGAACTTGCTGACATTCTTAAAGGAGCGTATCTGGCTCCACATGTGTCGATCTTCTATTACAAGCTCGACGAGATTGAGGAAGTTGCAGATCCTGCCACTTGGTTGAAGGCAAATCCAAATTTAGGGCGGACAGTCTCTTATGAAACCTATCACCTCGATGTCGAAAGAGCCGAGAAGGCTCCAGCTTCCCGCAATGACATTCTGGCCAAGCGTTTCGGTATCCCGATGGAAGGATACACGTACTTCTTCACGTATGAAGAGACGCTTCCACATAAACCTCGTGAGTTCTGGAGGCTTCCGTGTGCTCTCGGCGCAGATCTTTCGCAGGGAGATGATTTCTGTGCATTTACGTTTCTATTCCCTTTATCTAACGGGTTGTTTGGGGTCAAGACACGTAGCTATATCTCTTCGCTCACATTGATGAAACTTCCTGGGGCTATGCGACACAAGTATGAGCAGTTCATCAACGAAGGTAGCCTCCACGTACTCGAATGTACTGTCTTGGACATGATCGAGGTCTATGACGATCTCGATAAATTCATTGAAGATTCTGAGTATGACGTTCGCGCTTTGGGTTTTGATCCTTATAACGCAAAAGAGTTTGTGACAAGATGGGAACAAGAGAACGGCCCCTATGGGATTGAGAAAGTTATTCAAGGGGCACGAACCGAGTCTGTTCCTCTCGGAGAAATCAAGATCCTGAGTGAAGAACGAATGCTTATTTTCGATCAAGAGCTTATGACCTTTGCGATGGGTAATGCGATTACGCTTGAGGATACAAATGGGAACCGCAAACTGCTGAAGAAGCGTCAAGAAGAGAAGATTGACAATGTGGCAGCCCTCTTGGACGCTTACGTTGCTTATAAGGCGAACAAGGAGGCATTTGAATGAGTGAGATGGCGCTGTACAGGCAACTGGGCGAAGATCTAGCACCGTCGCTTGTCACGCAGTCGAGCGACCTTACTCATTTCGGTGTAAAAGGAATGCGTTGGGGACATCGGAAGAAGGTGTCCGGTTCTGATTCCGGTTCTGCTTCCGACGATGAACAAGAACCATATTATTACGAAACCTCTTCTGGTAGTGAACCATCTCGAAAAGGTCGCAAGATTGCAACCGCGGCAGCAATTGGTCTTACGATTGGCGTTGGGAGTATTTTCGCAGCGAATTATATTTCAAAGAATGGAGCTGTCAAAGTCTCCCCTGCCAGTATCACCAAGGCAAAAAAAGCATCAAAAGCTTTCTTTGGATCGGTTCCGGCGGTGTCTCAATTGGTTCAAGGTCAGCAATATGCGGCGTATACAATGACGCATCTCGGTGGAATTCCAGTATCGAAACTGAATACGTGAGAGGAGGTGACTAATGGCCCGCTTTACTTCACGAATTAAACATGCTTGGAATGCATTCAACAATCAGAAGCAAAAAGATCCATTTCAAGCTCAGGACTTGGGTCTGAGTTATTCTATCAAGCCTGATCGCGCGAGATTATATTTGTCAAACGAACGTTCGATTATTGCCGCAATCTATACAAGATTGAGTGTTGACGTTTCTGCCAGTTCTATTCAACATGTGCGTCTCGATGAGGAAGGCCGGTTCCTCGAGCCCATTCCGAGCAGTTTGAATAATTGCCTGACGGTTGAAGCCAATCTTGATCAAGCAGCTCGAGCTTTCCGTCAAGATATTGCAATGTCGTTGTTCGATCAAGGAGTAATTGCTATTGTTCCTGTGGACACGACATTCAACCCAGAATCATCTGGGGGTTATGATATTAAAACGATGCGTGTCGGTAGTATTGTTCAATGGTACCCAAAACATGTGAGAGTTAACGTCTACAACGAGACGGTTGGGAGACGAGAAGAGATCACGTTGGAGAAGTCCATCGTTGCGATCGTAGAGAACCCTTTGTATGCGGTGATGAATGAGCCAAACTCTACGCTTCAAAGACTTATCACGAAACTGAATCTGCTGGACGCTATTGATACGGCATCGGGCTCTGGCAAACTCGATCTGATTATTCAGCTTCCTTATGTGATCAAGTCTGAAGCGCGAAAGCAGCAAGCCGAACAACGACGCAAAGACATTGAGTTCCAACTCAAGGGGAGTCAGTACGGTATCGCTTATACTGATGGGACGGAGAAGATCACTCAGCTGAACCGGCCAGCAGAGAACAACCTCCTCAAGCAAGTCGAGTATTTGACCAACATGCTCTATAGCCAGCTGGGGCTAACTGAAGAAGTCATGAATGGCACGGCCGACGAGAAGGCAATGCTCAACTATAGCAATCGAACCATTGAGCCAGTTCTCGATGCGATCACTGAGGCCTTTAATCGCACCTTCTTGACAAAGACGGCACGATCGCAGAAACAGTCCATCGAATACTTCAGAGATCCCTTCAAGTATGTTCCATTGAGTGAGATGGCTGAGATTGCCGATAAGTTTACTCGTAATGAGATTCTTACATCCAACGAGGTACGACAGATTGTTGGATTCAAGCCGGCTTCTGATCCGAAAGCAGATGAACTTCGGAACAGTAACATGCCTCAATCGGAATTGGGCACTGAGCCTCCTTCTCTGAGACTTGTTCCAAGAGAATCAGAGCCTCCAAAGACGGCGTTGGAAGGCCGTTGACACCAAACAGAAAGGAGCCTGTCAAAATGGAAGCTGATTTTAGCGGTTACGCTACCAAGGCTGGCCTCAAGTGCTCCGACGGTCGAACAATCATGCCCGATGCGTTCAAGCATAACGACGGCACGAAGGTTCCTCTCGTTTGGCAGCATGGTCATGATAAGCCAGACAATGTTCTTGGTCACGCATTGCTCGAGCATCGTGCGGACGGTGTTTATGCATACGGTTTCTTCAATGATACCGCAACG